TTTTGTAATAAATAATTTTATAATTTTAAAATTTTGAGAAAATGTCACAATTCAACACATTAATAATAGTTTAACCTCATAGATGCCGGGCCGCTAAGCCTCAGCCACACCACGGAGGAGAGTGTGGAAAAGAAATCAATTTTCTCTGTGCCAATATGTTGCAAACAATGACACCGACGTGTCATGAAAGAGAACACGTAATCCAAAAGCGCAAATACGCACTGGGAAAACAATGTTCAAACACATCGGTACTATCGCTTACAACGAAAAGAATACACAATGTTTTGTGAGTCGGCAAATGCCGAATAGCTCACATGAAATCAAAAATATTTTATGGAATTTGAGAGTCTGCGGATGCAGAATAGCTCTCATAAACTTTAGAATGAATATGGTGATGAACCAATAGTTCTTTGTATTGGGGAAATAAGATTTCCTTTATACTTTCCAAGTTGTCCTGAAATAGAATTGAATTGAGATGGATGTGATAATCCAACCCTCTCCGCTGCCGCAAAGTCCTTGTCGCGAGATTCGCGTGCAAATGACAATCTTTCCCTATTCTGAAAATAGGAAGAGAGAGCATTCGCACCGGAACCCACGGCATGGGCTGCAGCAAAGGGAATTGAACCACCAAATGCACCTGCTAGATTAAAAGCCTGAGATACAGGCTTTGCCGATGGAGCAGATTCCATCGGTTTTGGTAATGACCCATCAAACTTAGACATATCACCAGCGATTTCCTCAAAAGGAGTTATTCTCTGAGGAGCACGCGTGACTCTAGAGTAAGCAGGCGGTGGATCATTAACCATAGAATTTTGAAAGAAAGCATCAAGCTCAGATGCTTTACGCAAACCCGCAGTAAAACCGGATTCGCCTGGACGTCTTGGTTCATCGTCATCAAACATCCTCATACCAAAATTGTTCATTTTTGTATTTGGTTGGACTACTCACAAGAAGGGACAAACACAAACATATAATTGCAAACACAAAGAGGTTATAAACTTTCATTTTTGCAACACCAACATACATAAAAAGGAACGTTACACACAATTAGTACTTTAATCACATTTCTTTATCATGTTTCCAATGATTGATGCTAACCATCAATTGTGCGAGGGAAGCTCGCATACTCAAATAATGAGCCAGTGAATCCTCTTTTTGAGCAGGAGTACACTGTTTCCTACTAGCAGCAATGTCAATTTTGCTTCTAACTTGAGCCATAATTTTCTTAGCCTGATTGAGTTCCACAAGAGCATCATTCTTAGGATCGCCATTTTTACAGAGATCTGAATTTTTGGAAGCAACAATTACGTTGATGGGCGTGCCTCTTGTGCCAGGAGCTTTTCTTCTGCATGCATTTGTTATAGCATTAGAAAACTGACTGGCTTCCAATCTAGATTGCATCGAAGCATTTTGCTCATCAACATCCAACTGATTAAGTCGAATCTTAATGGTGATGACTTCATTGATGTAATGCAATCTTACTGTATCTCTAATATAATCTTCAGCATCTAAGCGAACTTCATCGTCTTTCAACTGTTCAGTAAGCTTAGTACCCTGATCAAGAAGAGCGTGCTGGGTCCAGGAACAAATCCCCTCTGCATACGAATCGCAATCCCTAATACAAGAGAAAGCAACATGGAGAGGAGAAACACCTGTCCAAGATGGTAAACACAAATCTTCCATAGTCTGACGAACCATTCGATTGACATCTGCGGGGGATCGATCAACATAAGGCGTAACCAGTAAACGTAGCATAGCAAAAACACGCTTAGCCATCTGTTGTTCTTTATCATATGGATTATTCCAATCATCACCTTTGTCAGATAGCAGATTTGGGTCGCTTACGTGTAATTGCCTGTTGAGAGGATGATTGTACAGCTTCGCTTCGTCGCTCATTGACATCATGTATAGGAATATATGAAATATTGGGGGATGAGTTTGCGAAAATTTGAATTCGAAGATTACCTGAATAAAATACACAAGAACCGTTGTAAAATGGAGTTGCTATAGGCAATGGTTTCATATTATTTCACTTCTAGATAACATCATATATAATGAAAGTACCAATGTATGAGTAATTAAACATAAAATGCGCAGTTAGTTGCGGGCTTCTCATTTTGCTGTTGACAAAGCAGCCTTCTCCTCCTTATCAAGTCTATCCCAGCGTGCAAACAAATACTCTAATTTTGATTGCATACCAGGATCTTCAAGTTTTTGTCTCAAGTCATCGCCGATCTTAATTCTAGGTCGACGAGCAGCCATATTATATTTCGCGACCATTGCATTGTGTGCCTGAGTATGATACGTGTAAGAAAAAGTGGATGCGGGAGGAAGAGGGGAGCTAACAGGAAAAGTTCCTTCAAAAGTTAAATAGACTTCAGATTCTGGTTCGAAAATTACATCTGAAGCAAACGGAGAAGTTGTAAAGAATCCATTGGGGTTAAGTCTAAGAATCCTAATGGGATCGGGAAAATCTCTTGTGCGAACAGCATACAAATAACTGACGGCAGGGTCAAGACCTGAAGTTGCTTTCATGTCATTGGCCATGTCCTCAGTCTGAATATTAAGTGAACGCAATCCTACATTGGTAAAAGTAACAATGGATTCATTAGCAACAGAGGGAGTAAGAACAGTTTGATTATTAGTTATAGCTAAAGCGGCTAAAGAAATGGGAGCAGGATTAGTTGCTGCAATGCAGAGATATAAATCTGCACCAGCAGTATAGACAGCATAATAATCAGAGCCAGTAGCAGGCTGGAAAAATATTTTAAGAACACCATCATCTAATTGTTTAGTAGTATTATGATTGGGGGAGCCAGTAAAATTTGCAGTCTTATAAAGGGAGACATTAGCTTCATAAACACCTAATTCAGCATTATTAATAATAAAATGAGGAGTACCAGTAAAAGGAGCAACATCAAGATACGTTGATGCATCGGTAAGAATTTGAGAATGTTGTGCTAAACCTAAAGTTGAAGTTCCAGATAAAATATTATCTCTAAGAACAACAAAATCAGCATCCATCTTATTACCAGGGAAGTCAGAAGTGAAGCGTCCATTTATACCATAAGCTAGAATACCACCAACCTCAAGTGTTGTAACACCAGAGTTCAGATACTGTATACGCATTCGAGACGTAGATTGATCATCGCATCCTCGCTGATTAAATATATCAGTACATGTTTCAACTGACAATGGACCAGCGTTGATAGGAGGAGCAATAGAAGTGCCGAATGATGGATTAGGTTGAGCAAATGAGAATTTTCCAACCGACTCAACAACAAGAGAAATGGAATCAAAAGTAGCATTTTGTGTGACAAGAGGTCCAACAACATAAAATACTATGTAACCTCCAAAGGTCTCCGGACGATCCGATGAAGGATCATTCACAGACCAATGGAACATCACATTTCTTTCATCTGGTGGAGAATAAGTCATCCAATCTGTGTTCTTAGGATCCAAATCAACGTTAGGATAAGCGGTAAGATTTTCAGTTCCCATTCCACGAATTTCAGCTTCCGAGATATTAGGGGGAAGAAATCCAACCCTGAAAGAGCCTCCAAAGAACGCAGTAGCCATAAAACGGCACCGAATACCCATGGAACCATTCCAAGCGTTGAACATCTGATATACAAAACGAACGAATTTATGACAAAATAGGGGATGTACTTTAATAATGCCAAACACGTGACCAGGTTGAAACTTGGAAGAAATAACGAATCGGGTAAGGAAAATCCAATCACGAAAGAGAAGAAAATTAAGAGTTTCAATCGCACTAGTGTGTTTAATTTCTGATGGTTGGGACTGGAGTGTTTGTGCATCCTGAGACGGAACTGTTTCCGCTGTACCAGAGATGCCGCCAGAGTCGATTGCCTCGCCGAGACCCGACATAATAAAGATGAGGGTGAGATGAGATGAATGATGAACAAAGAAACGCAAAGTGTATTATCACATTAATATAAACTGTCGAGTTACAAATATTAAAATGAAAGTACACTGTATTAGTAATTTAAAGAGGCATGCCAAGTGTTGCATAACACTCCTCATAAGAGGGGAAATTTAACATTATCGGTTTGCCTTTAATCGCTTTGCGAATCTTTTTACACCAGACATCAAAGAACTCACGCCCATGTAAAGCTAATTCAGGGAATATAGTATCAATGGATTGGGCCACGAGTGCAGGATCACTACATACGGGCCATTCTGAGTCCACTGGAGAGTAAGGGGGAGAATATCTAATCCAAGAAAGTTGTTTAACAATAGAATCCAAGTTCGCTTTTCCAACCCAATATCCTGATTCATTACGGAAAGATTTCTTAAGAAATTCCAATTCTGCTAAAGGCCTAATATTTGGAACTTCACCGGTTGATTTTGCAGCGCTAGTCGCTTTAAAACCATAAATAGTAACAATATCTTTACAACTATTAAAATGAAACCAAGATTGAACATCCGGATGCACTGCAGCAAAGAAATCATCACCATAAAACCCACATCTTACGTATTTCTTAAAAGAAGCGTAATTTGCAAGTTCAGGCGCATAAATTCTAGCCAAGCGCAACCAAACACAAAAAGTAAGAATCCAATTTATAAGGGAATTTTCAACAGCAGTACCAGGATTTCCAGAAACTTGAGATCCCTCAAGACGCCACACACGGTTCCCTGACACTACAAGAGCACGCTCAACAGCGCGGTGTAGAGATAATCGCGCAACATCATGAGAGGCTTTCCATTCCTTATCATCCGAACAATGCTGATATACTCTATTAATCAAACGAGGAACAGCTTCAGTAAAAGCACGAGGAACACCTCCATCCCAATTGGCATAATCCATATCAAATCCATGATCAGATACTTCAGCAAAATAATGATAAAGTGCGTGACCCTCGAGTGAGTTAAAGTTTATACCAACTTTTATGGGGTGCATGTCGAAAGTTTCACCGATTCTGTGAAGGAAAGAACCAAAGTATTTACGGTAAGCAATCAAATAATCAAAGGGACATCCAAAGAAAACACGAGTTTTGCGAGAATTCACATCATAAATTTTCTTTAATTTATAAACTTCATCCTTCAGATAAGCTGAAAATATAGCATCAATTTCCAAGTTATTTTCTGCGTCAACACACATCTGATCAATTCGAGAGGATACATACTGTCCAGCCTCAGAGCCATCAAAATACCACAATCCATTGGTAGGATTCTGCTGAAGATAGTCACCCTTATTTCTCCTGTTAGGGAATTTCTGAGTGAAAGGAAATCCAGCAGAACCTGATCTATCAATAGAATGAGCCTTAGGATACTCTTCCTTGAATGGAGTATTTATAGCCTCTGTCTTCGTATAAATGCGTGTATCAAGATCTTTACTATTAAATATTGAAATCAACTCGTCAGAAACAGCAATAACAGCAGCATCTATGTCAGCCAGACACTCATCAGATGCTTCATTGGCCTGATATCTTGCAAGCCCCTCATTCAACATGGACGCATGATCAGTATTTCTAAAGTCAGTTGTCGAAAGAATGGAAGGCTCGAAAGAGTTATCAATGTCAAGCCCGGTCTTATACTTCGAAGTAGTAGCAGGCGTGTACACTGTTGAAATTGGTCTTCCGACTAAATTTAAACCGGTTTGAACGCATTTTTTATGCTGAGTGAATTCTGTAAAATCCCGCGAAGATTTCTTTTCCAATGACACAGCAATGTCAGATTGGGCCATAAATCTCTCAATATATTCACGAGTAAATGCAATAGCAATTGAAGTTGAATTTGCTCCAGCTCTATGAATACCACATAATTTTGAAGTAATACTCTTTCCAATGAGATACACTGGATTACCGCAATCTCCTCTAACGGTGACTCCGGAATAGCCAATATGACCGAGTGTCATATTATAAATTAATTTTCCACCTTCCATTTTGCCCTGATTTGTAATCTGAGCATCAGCAGACGCTGGCTTATGTGTTATTCTTCTTCCATCAATATCGTGCCTAACGAACATGAGTGGAAATCCCTTTGGTCTTAAGGTAATAACTTTCATAAACTCTTCTTCGGTAATGATAAACCTTGTAATATCTGCTTGTGCTGGAAACTCTTTATTTGTGACCACGAACAATGCCATATCACCAAGCTTACTTTTCCTTAGAAGTTTAACTTGCCAATTATCTGTTTTGTCCATCATACGCATCTTAAGGTTTAATGAATCATCAAATGCGTGAGCTGTAGTAACTCCAATATTGCCTTTAAGCATTAACCCATTTAAAATAAAGCCAGTCGTATCATACAAAGCACATGCATTATTTGCTACCTTATTTGAGATAACGTCTAATTGTTCATCATGCATGCCTTCTTGAATTTCATTCCGATCCATAGTCATATCTTTCAAATAATTTGGAAATCTACGCCTGTAGAAATCATATACTCCTTTGGGAATCTGAACATTTGTCTCAGGGCCAAACAACTTTTGAGTGGCAACAAGCCAAATACACTTATTCTCATAATCATACGGAATACCGTATGCATAGGAATAGGCAAACACCGATCCAAGGTCAATTTTAGTCTTGTGGCTAAGGGGAACTACTTTACTTATCATAAGGTTCATGCCTTGCACATCAACATTTCGAGTCTTAATAAACTTGTGCTCGAGTTCTCTCTCTCCACACTGGAATGATGATCTTCCAGTCATAGAGGGAACTTTCCACCCACCATTATAAGGCAAACACATTCCATGGAATGTTCCAAGATTAGATGATTCTTTCATAAGATAAATGCGATCATCATAAAATATGCCAAACTCATTGAGATTATTAACTACAACATCACCATTCTCAGGTTTTGCTGTGGGAAGAGTAGCCCATTGAACTTCATCTTTCTCTTCCACTTGAGGCGCTGGTTGGGCTTCAACATTCTCAATTTCCTCAGGATATTTACGCTCACGATAATATCCAATACGGACAAGATGCCATGTTCTAGTCTCCGGATCGTACTCCCATCGATAACCTTTAGGAGGACGCGATCTTCTCTCAATACCCTCAGGGTCCGCTGGAATAAATGCACGACATTCTCTAAAATAACCAATTCTTACTAAGTGCCAAGTACGAGTCTCAGGATCATATTCCCACCTATACCCTTTCGGGGGGCGAGAGCGACGTTCTTCATCATACTGGCATATATCAATAAATGCTTGCCAATCAAAGTCAGGATCCTCAAAATCATCCTCAACAGCTTTAGGCATAATAGGGGGAGCTAATACAACCATTTCTACAGGAGTAGACGGAGGTGGGGGAAGAGCCTGAACGGAAGAATAAAATAATGGTGCGAGAAGCGCGGCGATAGATGCAGTGGATGCTGCAATTCCAAAAATAGAACATCCCAACTTTGCCCATTTAACAAATGGCAAGTTATCAAACATCCTCATGGTAAGCTCATTAGTCGTCTCAACCTTTGATGGAAGAGGTTTTTCGCCATGTAGTCCAAATAATCTAGTGAGCACTCCATGATAACGCATATTGTGCTTATCAAATTCAACAAATTCACCACCCATAACAAGACCATTGGCAGTCATACGGGGTCGCATAGGACAATTCTCATCAACAAGATATGCAGTAGGTTTGCCTTCATTGGAAATAAAACCAAAAGTCACGTCCAGAAACTTTATCACAACATGTGGAAAATTCTCTGGACCCGACTCAAGCTCATTAAATTCAGCAATAAACTGCTTTATGTTTGATGAGAAAGTATCCTTAGCTTTTCCAATTATACCGATAGCACCAGTAACATGAGCAGCAACTTCAAACATACTAGCCTTAACTAATTTACCATTTTGATCCTGTTTATAAATTTCAAAACATTTAAAATCCTGAAGAGAAAATGCAGACGAAAATTGGTCAGAACAAGCATCAATATTAACAATATAATCAAAATTTTCTGGCATAGGGACAACAAATGCATCAGTATTGAATACAGTCTTAGCGATCATATCCATTTTCAAGCAATGCTTGAGACGTTGAACAATATCCGAAAATACCATATCACCATTCTTTATATTAGCTGTCACATTCAAGTATTTTCCACGTTCGACAAAATTTTTATCTCCAAGAAATTGACCCAATGTCAATCCTTTAGCTCTAAGCTTTAATTTAGTTTTGAATGTAGCTGTAATAGTAAGAACAAGTGATCTATTACAAATCATCTCTCTTTCTTGCTTATGCGATTTCCATATTTCAGTATCGTTATTGCCAGTTGCGATGATTTTACCACCACGACCTTCATAACTACGAACAAGTTGTTCGCGATAACAATCAAATCTGTCACGTGAAGCAGTGACATCGTCAAACCAAAGTATCTTACCTTTAGGATATTCTTCATCCTTTTCAAAAAGAACACGATAGTACTCATCAACCTTAAAAGTCTGATTAAGGATATATGTTTTACCAACATGAGAATCGCCAAGCAATAATGCACTATAGAACTTGTGGAAAATCTGAGGAGAAACAGGACGCATATTTGTAGCTTGCGGAGTAATTTTCTCAACAATATTTCCAAAAGTCCAATGAGCATTTTCACAACTAAAATACATTTTTATATCAGGAAATGCTTCAACAATTTCGTCACAGTTCATCTGAGTCTTGAAATACTTTTTGAAGAATCCATCTTCAATTATAGGACGATTAAAGAGGTGTTCACCATTATACGAGTTAACAAAAGTCTTACCAGCACGTGTTCGCACAATAAGATACTCTGAAAGAGCATCACATTCTTTGAGATATGCAATAAGGCAATCGTCAGTGAACATAGAATCTAATACAAATGATTCTTCTTTAGGGAATTGTATAAGAAAGTCAGTGAAAGACATCTTATACTCTGTAGGAGATTCGTTTAGCGCAGATGCTAAACAGGACAAAACCTTATGCCCATTATATTGAATACAAGGGAGCTGATCTTGACGAACTGCTTCAAATTTGAATCTGCAATCAGGCGCTTCCGCACGTTCAGCATTTTTAGCATGTGCGAGAGCCTCTAATTGTTTTCCTTTACGCTTAAGAATAGAAGGAATATCAAAAATTTCTGAATTATACTCTATCTTCTCAGTTTTTATGGGTTCACCACGTTTGAGCAAGATATTTTCAATATGAAGTCTGTATCTCTCAGATCTAAACTTCTCATGTTCCAAAACAATCTCCAGAATCTCTTCATAAGTAACATCACAAAGGTACTCTGCAGATTGCTCATTAATATGAGCAGCCGACGAAGAAGCAGGATCTTCCATACGTTCAAATGCAAACATGCAAATACGAGGAAGATTCTCTTTCCACCACTGAGGATCAGTTGGTTCACTACGATATTTTTCTTTATAAGCAGTGAGTTTATCATTAAATACATAAAAACAATAATCCCGGCGACGATCAAATGAAATCAAATTTTGAATTGTTGGAGAATCCTGAAGATAGTTAATATTAGAAGTTACTATCATATATTGGGAAACAAAAGGTTTACCTTTTTCTCCTTGAAATGCACCGATAACATCCTTAGCATCTTCGGATGTAAATCCATGAAACTCTAATTGATCAAGCCCATCCTTCCGCTGACATAGATCATCCATAAAATATACTGCCTGAGAGGCATAACCTGAATGAAATTTATCATCAAAAGTACGAGGATATTGACAACAATTTCGAACTGTACAAATATCTGCACAAAGTTTCTTAGCCATTACAGTTTTACCATGACCAGGAGGTCCAGCAAACCATACACAAGAAGGACGTTGTTTACCATTATCAGCTTTGACCATGTTAACTTTGAGTTCGTTTAGCGTCTCTATCATTTCAAGACACTTCGCGAGTTTTTGGCTAACATTATAATTTGACTTATCATTCATTTGAATCTCATTATACTTATTATTGAGATCTTGATATCTAATATCCAATTTGAGGACGGTATTATTACGAATTAAACCAAAATAATCAACTTTTAAATCATTGGTATATTTGACACACTCAGAATATAGGGAGTTAACTTTCATAGTAAGAAGTTGTAATTTCTTGGCAGCAGGTGTAAAATATTCTTTGCCAAAAAGAGAGTATCCCATAGTGAAAAGAGAATCAACTGAACTATTGACCTGTGCTGAAATATAATCTTTTGCTTTGAGAGCAGCAACAAATTTAACAAGATTAGCAGAACTTTCCTTAAGAATTCCAATATCAAGCATTTTAGTGATGCCAAACATGACAGCAGCAATAGCCAAAAATCCAGCGAGAGGACGTATAACGTCTAAATGCGCATCGATCCATTCTAATGCGGTATTTGAAGATGCATTAGCTTCTTTCATACCTTCAACACCAAGAGTAGGATCATACTCTTTAAGGTCTGGGAGAGTTGAAAGTGACTGTTGAACAGCCTCAAGAGAAGGCTGGTGTACGGGTATTTGTACTTGAGATTCATCTTGTTTAAAGAATCCCATAACAGTTTTAAAGAAAGATTCAATTTCGGGAAGCGAGTTCATAAGCGTATGAACTTTAGTGTACGTAGTTGTTGGGCAATACATCTGAAGTATAGCGTAAAGAATAGCAGGCTTCCTGATTTTGTGCGGTGTTAATAAAAAGTCAGAAATGAGTGAGACTAGCGGAACAAGTCGCATCTCTGAAATTTTTGCTTCAAAATCATGTATTAAAGTGGCAAATTCTGCCACTTTGGATTGGGGGACATCTAACGGGGTGTCAACCGAGGAGGAGTGTCCGACGGATGAAATGTCGGATACATCTTCGTCAATGAACGGAATGTCCATATCGGATGAAATGGATGATGATGGGGTTTGGGATGATAATGAAGTTTGGGTTTGGAGTGGTTGGTGTGCGGCCATAAAGGCCGCACTGTGAGTTTGTTGAGTCATGAGTTGAGTTTTGAATTGCAATTGAGGTAACGTGTAAGTTATTATA